AATTAAAGAACTAGAGTTGATGGTTTCTGTATGGGAATCTCAGTTACCTAAAAAGAAATTTGGTGACAAGAATGATCATGTAGAACCTACAATTACCACACCACATGGTGAAATTAGTGAAACTCTAATGAGTGGATCTTTAGGTGACCATTATCGTAAACCACTAAACAAATGATCTTTTTATCAAAACCATCTGTATACAATTTACCTGGCACATGGGAGAAGCAACCTATGATCCATCATTTAAACCTTACTCCAGAACAAGGATTTATTCTCTTCTTTGGTTTACTTCTTTTTGGTTTAGTTGGGTGGGGATTATATCTTACAGTAGGATCAGGTAAGAAAGCATTAAGAGATCCCATTGATGAACATGCCAAGATGCATGAATTGGGTATTGCACATGGCCATGGAGGCAACAAGGAGGCATATGAGATGTCTGGAAAGTTGAGTCATAAGCATGAGGATTGAAACAAGAGAAGCGATGGAGATGTTGTTTTCAGCAAAATGGAACTTGCCGAAAGCAGCAAAACATTGTAGACTAACACATAAGGAGATGAAGATCACCTTTAGTGAGTATTGTGCTTTGCATGATCCAACTTATATTAACTTTGAAAATGCAATTCAGTTGTATTTAAATTATGATCATCAGTGAGGCAGATGCTATATGGGCTGCCGATAAATTTATTGATTACTTTAAAAATTTTACTAATCTAGAAGAATATCTTCGTGCTGTTAAGAAAGCAGTTATTACTAGTTCTAGTCAACTGCATGATCCTAAAGAGGATTTTTTTAATGTAGATATTCATCCAGAGGAGATGGAGTTTGATATTAGATTGGTTGGTAATAGATTTCCTAATGGTATACAGCAAGATTATTATAAAAATTTATTGAGATCAGTTTCTTCTCATAACAATGAGGATAATATTCCTGGTAGAGAATTGAGATTAATGGTTTATGAAAAGAATAGTAATAAAGTTGTTGGATTTATTCGATTGCAATCACCTTTAATTAATTCTAAACCACGTAATGAATGGTTAGGTAAACCACCTGATCTTAAGATATTCAATCGTCATGCAGTCATGGGATTTGCGATTGTTCCATCTCAACCTTTTGGATATAATTATTTGGGTGGAAAATTACTTGCTCTCATGTGCATCTCTCATTCTATTAGAGAGAAACTAAATGAGGTATTTGATAAAGATATTGCATTGTTTGAGACTACTTCTCTTTATGGATCTAGTAGTTCAGCCTCTCAGTATGATGGACTTAAACCATTCATGAGGTTTAAAGGATTGACGGACAGTAAATTTATTCCCACTCTTTATTCTGAAGCATTTCATGAACTTCATGATCATTTTACTTATTTAAATAATAATACTCCATTGACTGACAATAAAGCATCGTCTAAGAAATTAAAAAGACAGACGAAAATGATTGCTATTATTAGGAATAGTTTAAAGGATAATAATGAAGAGAAATTGAAAGAGTTTAATACCATTATTGAAATGGCATTTGGATTGACAGAGAAGAAAAGATTTTATATTTCTGATTATGGATATGGAAATGTTAGGGAAGTCTTACGTGGAGATCAAGATAAGTTAATACGTGGTCAGAACTGGGATAAATTCTACCTAGATAACATTATATCTTGGTGGAAGCGTAAAGCTGGAAAACGTTATGAGAAACTTAAAAAAGAAGGTCGTTTCAGAGATAAGGTCGAACTCTGGACAGAAGATGACAACATTCAAATAATACGATGAATCCAGACGAAAATCCATTTTGGGGAGAACCTACTCCTACTGACTTATGGGATGATATGGATAAACTCAATCACCTATATGAAGAACTTGAGTGGGATCATACTGATTACTTAGAGTTTAAAATTGAAGGTAATCATATCACTATTCGTAATAGATCAAGAGAAGGAAGATGACTGAATTGAAAGATTGGCTCAATTCTATTAACTTCAATAAGGAAAATCTTATTGAGGAAGATCCTTCTACCATAAAGGATTACGCTCCTTATATTATCAATCGTTGTTTATCAGGTAATATTGATTCTATCTTATTTGCTAATGAAATGAATAAGTATTCTTTCCTAGACAAGGATATGCAATATTCATTTTATCTAAATACACTTAGGAAAA